CCGGTTGAAGATGGGTTTGACACCAGTCTTCAACGGCCTTTTTACGCTCGGCAGCCGAGAGGTTTTTGAACCCGTCATCCTTGCGCAGCACATGCACCGGAATGCCCTCGGCCATGCAGGCCTCGATCTGCACACGGGTCAACGCCGCGCCTTCCAGGTCAGATGGGACAACGTCCAGCTCCTGCGCCATGGCTGCGGTGCGCGTCCCATAGGCCCCGCGAATAGTCTGTTCCCAATCGTCCTCGGCCTCCTGGCTCCACTCGGTGCCGCTCATAAGGCAAACCCGGCGGTAAAGCCCATTTCCGACCGCATCGCCGAAACTGTATTTGTGAACCTTGTACTTATTCTTGCCAGCCCGTGCTTCGCGGATCAGCTCGTTGAACGGGTTCAACATGCCGTTATGGGTCGAGATGATCCGAACACTGCTGTTCCAGATCAAGACCGCATTCACAGCGTCGATCACCTCGCGCACATCTTTGTGGAATGCCGCCTCGTCAATCACCACGGTGCCCTGCAGGCCGCGAATATTGGCCGGGTTCGAGCTCAGTGCCTCAACGCGAAACCCCGAGGCAAAGCGCACGCGATAAGCCGAGATATGCTTGGTCGAGCCATCCGGCTGCTCATCCTCAAACAGGAACTCTTCGATCTGGACGATTTCACCGGCAATCACCTTGGCAAAATGGGCGACATATCCATTCGCCTCGCGCCCCTTGTCCTTGGTATCCCCGATGTAAAAGCAGTTTTCGCCACCGGCGCTGCGACTTGCAGCGGCTTTCAGAGTGCAGCCCAGCATCTCTGCAAAGGTGATCCCGGTGCGTCGGCCTTTTTCGCAGATCTTGAGCGGGCTCTCATCCTCCAGCCAGAGCTTCTGGTGCTCCATCAGGATGCCATCCGCGAGCGGATCGAGATCCTCCGGCAGCTCAGAGCCGCGCGGCAATTCCGCCGGCAACTCCTCGGATTTGCGCGTCAGGATAGGGGCGGCGGCGACCATCAGCAGGCCTCCCAATACCCATTGCGCAGCCAACCATGCCAACCGCAGGTGAGCTGACGCACAGAGGGCTTCAGGGTCGGTGACTGACGGTTTCCATCCCAGCACCAGGTCGCGTGATAGCTTCGCGGCTTGAATCCATCGCCAATTGTCAGGCGAGCCTGTGCACCGCAGCCGCAGGGGCAATAGAACCAGATGGACCCTTGCTCGCCGGCCGGGTTGTCGGGCATCCAGAAAGAGCCTGGGATTTGGTCGCGGCGAAACGCATCGCGATCCTGATAATAGATGGCGCGCACGGGGTCGGTCATTTCACCTCCTTCAGGCGGATCAGGTAGGGAGAGCCGCGCCACCAGGCGATCTTGGCGTCGTCACCCAAATGAGTGCGGAACCGTTCGCGCCGCCCCAGCAACCAGGCGAGCGCAGCTTTCCGGCGCGGGCCTTTGCGCCAGTTCCAGTCGGCCACCAGCATCAGCGCATCTTGAACGGCCTCTGAGCGATCAGCGGTCATGAGCGTAGCCCCAGCACGTTGCGGCGCAGGTTGGCGCTCATTTCCGCAGACAGGCCCGCCTCTTTGCTGGCCCCATCCAGAGCCTCCGCAATCTCGGCGTCCCGCGCCTCGCGCGCTTTCTTTTCGATCCGGGCGCGCTCATCAGCCAGGAGCTTTTCGCGGATACCGGACGAGCTCATGAGATCCTTGAGCATCCGTCCCAGCGACATCAGATCCTTGGGGTCCAGATGCCCGTCTTCTTCGCGCACATTGCGCATCATGTGGATCGCACTGGTGGCGATCATTTGCATCAACGCGCGGTGTAGGTCGCCCTCTTTTTCGACATCGAGGTCGGATAGCACGAGGTCTGCAAACTCGAAGGCCTCGCGCTGATCTTTCAGCGCCTTGCTGAAATCGCCGACAGCACTTTTGCCGATGCGCAATTCCTGACCGGATTCCTCCAGCCGGAAATTCAATGCCTCGGTCACTTCGACAATGTCGGCAAACCCGCGATCGGACAGCTCTTCGGCCAGCCAGCGGCGCAGATCGTCGGGCAGGAGATCAAGTTTCTTAGGCGGCGGCATGGGTCAGATCCCCGGCCGGGGGCGTTGGATCTTGGGATGGGTGGTGATGCCACGGGCGATTTCCGCGCCTTTCACTGTCGCAGTGACTACAAGAAACCCTTTCAGGTTCTCGACCTCGACCAAGCCTTGCTCGGCCAGCCAGGTCACCTCGGTCTCAACCTGGTCACGGGTGTAGCTGATGCCAAACCGGGGCAGCAGATCGGCCATGATCGACACGTTCGACGTGTATTTCGGGGCGTCTTCCAGCATCCGCAAAATGGCAAGCCGCGCGTGCTGCTGCAGTTCTTCTTTGTAGGCCATGGGTCAGTTCCTGCCGTTCAACAGATGGTCTTCGTGACGTGTGACGATGGTTTCGAGCCGCTGCATGATCTGCGCGTTGCCCTCCATGACCGCCTCCATACGGCCCATGGTTCCGGCGATATTGCTCATGGAGAGCTCGATCTTGTGGATGTCTTCGCGCGACGGGAGGCCCTGGACGGTCTGTTCCAGCGCATGGAGCCGGAGCTCGTGGCGGTCCATCCGATCAGATCCTGCCTTGAACCGCTCATCGACCTTGGCGCGGCGGGTCGCGAAAAAGGTGTAAACAGCAGTGGCAATCGCCAGGAGAAATCCGGCAACCGAAGCCAGATCTTTCAGTGTGGTCAGCAGATCTTGGATCACAGCCCATCCTTTCGGCGTTTTGCGAGGAAGTCCTGAAGCGCAGGATTGTTATCGCGGGCTAAACCACTCTGGTGGGGCTCAGCCACTTCTTGGTCGCCCTGCGCGCGGATCTGGCCGATGTTGTCCAGGACGCCGGGAACTGACGCGGCCATTGTCGCTGCGATCTGGCGGTGGAACTCCTGCCCTTTCGCCTGGTGGCGCGCGCCAAAGTAAAAACTGACGATCGCTCCCAGAAGCCACCAAAGCGGCTCTGGCACCAGGGCGATCCCAGCCATACGTTCAGCAAACCAGATCGGGTCTTTCATAGCGGCGACGAACAGGCCCAAAGTGCCGAGCGCCATGGCCGGGCGCGGCACACGGTTCAGAGCATCCATCAGTCGGTCAAAACGCCCGCGTTTCACCACGCGAAACTCCTGGCCAAACTGCTGCAGCGCCGCACCACGCAGAGTGGTCGCGCGCTGCGCATCGGCTTCGGCATTGACCCGGAACACTTCGGCAGTTTCGGCAACCACATTGCGGCTGCCCCCAAACAGCGAGCTGAACAGAACGTCGATCACCCCCATGCCGCCACCCGCTTTTTGAACTCGGCGTCGGTCATGTGGTATTTGGGGGAAATGAACTCTTCGGCGCGTTTGATCCACCCGCCTTTGCCCCCGGCCCGTGTGCGCGCGTATTTGCGGCTGCGGGGCCGACGGTCCGCGACGCTGAAGTAATAGCTGCGCCGCGCGACCCCATAGATGTCGACCAGAGCCTCTCCCGCTTCGGCAAAAGCACGGCTCGTCGCGCCGATTGTTTGCGGCCCCAAAGCGCCATCAACAATGACCTCATACCCGAGGTCGCCCAGAACCATCTGCAGGATGCGAATGGCATTCGCGCCCGCATTGACCTGCATATCAAACACCGTGGCCTGCATCGGGGCGGGCAGCTCATCGATGCGGGGGCCGTAGAAATAGCGATCCAGGAAGATCTGTTCCGCGTGCTCGGGTGTCAGCGCGCGCACGTCAAACTTGTCGATATCCCCGTCACCGTCCAGATCGCCCCAGGGGATGTTCCGCAGCGTGTGGATCGTGACGCCATATTTGGTCGCGCCGCCCGGATCGTCGGGGTCATTCACATAGCCGCCTTCGCGCTCGATGATGGCGCGTACGATCTGTTCAATTCGAGGGTCAGGCATGGGATCAGCTCCTAGATTGAGCCGAAAATGCCCCGTTCAATGGGTCTTAAAACATGGATAACGATTTGCGCGCGCGGCTCAGAACAGGCTCAATTGCCCATCGTCCTGGTCGCTCTCAACTGGCGCGGCCGAGCCCTTTGGGCAGAGCTTCAAATTCTTGCGCACCTGGACGTCAGACAGGTGAACGCGGCGGCAGATTTCGTAGACCGTGCAGCCTTCGGCCTTGAGGGCGTGGATCAACCAGGTTCGCGCGGTCGGGATACGCTGGTTGTTGGACTTCATACGGGCGCCCAGGGCTTTCAACCGTTCCGGCCCCACCATGGCCTCAGCCTCGCTTTTGCCCTTTGGATCGTTCGGGAAATAGATGGAAGGCCCGCCAAACTTCAGCAGGAACCGGACGGCCAGCGCCGCCCCCAACTCTTCGACATAAGGGGTGAGGTGCGCCGGATGTGCCGGATAGGAGATTTCCGGCAGATCTGTCATTTTGATTTACCAGAAGGATAGTGGCCCCGGCGCGGTGCGTTTTGAGAGAGTATGGTCACGACTCGGCCATCTCTAATGACGCAGCGAATGCCATCGAAACACACTGCGCTCGGCCCCTCAAGACCGGCATCTACGATGGTGTTGACCCGTTTTTTCAGCCGTTTGCGCAATACCTCAACGTCGATCCCCTCAACACGCTCAAGGTAGCGCAGCAAGGCGTGATCAGTGATATGAACCTTGATATCGCTCATCGCTTGCCGATCCTCTGCCAGTCAAAGTCAATATTCGCGCGACGCCCCCAGCTCATGAGAGCCTGCAGAACCGCATCGATCTGTTCGGCATCACGCAGTTGATCCACGTCAGCTGGCACCGCGCCCCAGGTCTCAGAGAACCGTTTGCGAATGAAGGCATTCAGCCCGGCGCGGGTCGGATCGTTCAGCTGACCTGCTTGACCGAGCTTGCTCCAAAGCACATGCACCAGGCGCAGATCCGGGCGGGGCGCGGGCTTATAGCCTTTGCGTCGCGTCTGTTTTCCGGTGCCAGCCTCTTTCAGGCGGTTGACCACTAACTGCAGTTCCGGCGCGCTCATTTCTGTCAGAGAGCTTTTGCCGGTCACGCTTTTCTGCAGGTCACGCCGGGCGTCACTGTCCAGACCAAGTTCACGGCACGCGGCGAAGATCTGTCGGCGAAGGGCATCGTTCATTGATACACCCACCCGATCAAAGCGACACAGCAAATTGGAAAAGCCGCTGCAACCGCCACAATCAAAGCCGTGACCAAGATCTCCATCGGGCGACCCTCCCGTTCCTGGGCCTCCCAATACGCCTCCCAGCTTCCATATTCCTCGAATGCAAAAAACATGCCGGCATCAGGATGTGGATCTTTGGGGGGAAGCGGCGCTGACGTCTGCGGATCGACAGGCAAAGCGTTGTCGTCACAATATTCGAAGCTGATGCTTTCGCCTACGTTATTCATCGCCACCTCCTTTGGTCGGTTTCAAATCGAAACCAACCGTAGTCTTTGATCGAGAACCGGGTGCTTGCTGCGCGGAAAGCTCGTCAAAATCCGAAGCGAGCTGGGACGCGTGATCGTATTCGACCGACACATGCAACCGGTGTTTTCCATCGTGGAGCACAGCTTCGAGCCCATAGATGCGCCCCTGCTTAAACAGCTTCATCGCGATCACCGGATTTAGGCAGGGCAAGCCGCTTTTGGTTCTCAATCGCGCGCTTTTTCTCGGCCTTGGCCTCTTCGGCTTCGCGCTTGGCCTGCTCGGCTGCAGCGGCCCGTTCTTCATTGTGGCGGGCCAGCGAGGCGACCTCATATGCCATTTCAGAGGCGTCAGTGAGCTCGATCTCGACTTTCAGAACATGCTTCTTTGAGCGCGCATTCGAGCTGGTGCTATGGCTTTTGACGTAGGCGGAATGAGGGAGAAACATGGTATTTCCTCAGGAAAATGGCGTAGGGCCGATCACACCGTGCTTGGACGAGTGATCGGCAAACGCTCTTAGGCCTTGGATGACAAATCAGTTTCGAAAGGCTCGACGAGGAAGTCCTCGCCATCCGATCCAATGCTTACCCCTTGGATCGTTCCAGCGGTTCCGCGATCATCAAGCATTGCCTCTTTGTTGATGTCTTCCTTGGTGCGAAGGAACTTCTCGCCCAGACCCGCAGATTTGATCGCAGAAATCACATTGTCCTTTCCACGGATCGTCACTTTCGCAGGACGCAGACGCCAAGAGATTTCCCCGGTAGAGAACCTGTGGAATTTAACCCTACCGCCCTGTGTCAGTCGCTCTCGATTGACCTGAGCATACATCCGCAGCCCCTCAATCTGCCCAGCGACGCGTTCACGCAGCGGGGCAACACGCTCACCAAACGATAGCTGCAACTCTGCGATTGCATCATTCAGCTCGGTTTCAATCCGGGTGATTTCTCGATTTGCATCACCGATTTCACGGATCGTTTCCCGAGCCTCGCTGTCGTCCTGCGGGACCGGGAAATTCACACCAGAGGTTTTCACTTTCTTAGCAGCCATTCTGCTCTTCCTTATGTCTGGAACTGTTGAACACGGGATCCGCCGTGCCGGTGGTTGGGGA